TACCAGGACTAAAGCTGTTTTCTTGCGCCAGTTATTTTCACTATCTACAGTTAATAGATAATCTAGCACCCAACGCTGCCAAGGAATCAATGGCAAACTAATTTTCTCAGCTAGATCCGCAACTTCTTGCGCTCTGCTATCACCTTTTAGTAAAGGGCTGTGGATTCTAGGCTCGGTACTGCCAACTATTCCCATAATAATCTAGCACCATTAACATCGTTAAATATAAGAATTACACTATGGAAATGATTAGCCTTGGTGTTTTGCCCATTTTCGGATATGTAGTTAATTCTTTTGCTAGGTATGTAAATAGTTGGATAACCATATTTTTTGTATAAAGAATGCCTGCCTTTACCGCCTAACGCGTCAATAGGTAAAATTAAGGCGCAAGGCTTACCGCTCTGTAAACATTTTTCAATAACTTTATCTTTAATGCTAAATGGTGGATTAGTTATCAAATAATCATATTCGTAGTTGCTAGTAAGCCAATCGGTCATATTATGTATAACATTGTAATTTTGTGCTATGCCGTATTTAACAAAATGGCTAACAGCTGTATCAAACGGACAAATAACAGTAGAGTTAGGTTTAGGTTGTAATAACTTATACATAAGAGTTACAGTCTGCTCAGGCGTGTACCATTCGTCACTTTTTTCTATTTTTGTAATGCCGCTTAATCGGTTCATCCAACCCCTCGTTTCATCTGGATTACTTCCGCATCATTTTGCATCGAAGTCAAGCGTATCAGGTTTAATGAAGGGTGAATCGGGAACGATCTGGACTGTCTCAGGGAGAGAACGTTTCAGAAAGACTGGGGGGGGTGCTTTCTGCGTCAAAAAAAGACCGTTTTGACTAACTTTATTCGACTTCGCAAGATTACAGCGACGGCAGATAGCTGCGAGGTTTTCGTAGCTATCCTCACCGCCGCGACTAATCGGGAGCAGGTGATCTACCTCATTAGCTTCTCCTTGGCAGACGTAGCACGTGTGATTATCCCGAGCCAATACGTCTAGCCTCATCTTTCGATAAGCCACGTTATCTCTACCCTTTGGTCTAGGCATTAGTACCACCCTTTGCGCTGACTATGAGCCCACGCCTTACACGCTCCACCTTCACCGTATCGGTGCTCAATGTAGCTCAAGCCCCAGAGTATCTGAGCGTATGGGTTCTCGAGAAACTTAGCTTTAGCTTGGTCGCTGGCTTTTCTCATATGACGCTGCGGGATACCGTAATCGTGCGTAGGGCTAATGCTGGCAGGATTCCAACGGCTCTCTTTGTGCCATAGCTTCTTGACGCATTGGAATTGACGATCATCTAAGAGGGACTCGGTAAAGGCGTAATAGGGAGCAATAGACAGAATTATGCTTAAACCCCATATATTTATTATGTTTTTATAACTACCATTTTTTAATTTATCTTTATCTTTTCTTTTAACCAACTCCCCCCCTCCGTTGGTTCCCCCCCACCCTATACCATTAGTCAAGCGCTTCACTATTTTCCTCCAAAACTTTTAGTATTTCTTTTCCCAGCTCGGGAGCTACTACTGCTCGCTTTCGTGATCCCCATTTGCCCCCGCCGCCCATACCTTGAGTACCGGTGTCGGCTCCACGTTTAGCCGAATTGTGGCAAGTATCGCCAGGACCACACATAGGACGAGGCAACCAATTAGGCAACACTCCCCATAAGTCGGTGGGCTTTTGATTAGGAGCTCCGTACTGGCAATAGGTAACGGTATGCCTCATCAGGCCTTTAACCACGTCCTGTTTTCTTAACATACCCCGAGGGTTTTCCATTAACCAGCCAAGTCGCGGTTGCAAAGCTTCTATAAGTTTTATGGTGTGTCTCACCATTTCCAAACCAGCTAAAGTCTTTTCGTTCTTTGGTACCGCTTTGCCGTTTTCGTACGTCCAATAATGTCGAATACTGGCCACGCTAAAAGTCGTGCACGGTGGGCTCGCCCAAACGAAGTCTGGCCGCCCATATTTACCTATGAGGTAGTCGGCGCTTAAATCTAAAATATTGCGCTCGTCCGCCTCAAAGTAGGAATCTAACTCGACCTTAATGACGGTATGGCCAGCGTCCTCAAAGGCTTTAGTCGCTGATCCTGTACCGGCAAAGAAATCATAAATTATCATTACGGCTCTTTTTCGGCGTAAGCGTAAAAAACGGCTCGGCTAGGGTCTCGTCGGTAATGACCACCTTAAAGCTCTCGCAAACCACGCAGTAGGACTCGCTAATGCCCGGCGGTAGCTCTAGGCCGGTAACTTTGGTCAGCTCGTGCGCTGTATGCCTCCCGCACCGCGTACACGAGCTTTTAACGGTTGCCATAGATTCCCCCACCCTTGCGACTATTGGACGCCTCTCCGAGCTGCGTACCGGCTTTTAAGGGTAGTAGGGCAACCTTCTTAGTAACCCGGTCTGTGTTGCCAAATTGGGACGTTACGGGCAAGTCGGGCATATCCACCCAATCCAGACCACCCATTAGGGCTACGTCAAATTGCCATACGCCCAACGGTGTCGAGCAGATATAGAGCGCGTCGTTACGGTTGGCGTTGGCTATCTTGACTATGCGATCGTATTTCGAGCGCTCAATAATCAGCCGCTCATAGTGGGCAGAGCGCACCTTAAGCTCCGCGTAGAACCGAAACTCCAGCGAGTAGCAATCGTAAAAAGCGTACTGCCCACCGCTGGAGCGTAGGTCGTAATAGTAATGGCGTTTCAGCCAAAGAAAGAGATCTACCTCAGATGGCAGTCCGCGCAAACCCACGCTACGGCCTCTCCGATAGATTGGTCGTTTTCTCCTGGCGCGTAGACCGTCATCCCGTTAGTCGTCGTTTTCCACTCTCCGCAACCATCGCAATTTTGTAGACTGGGTGCGTTGTTAGCGCCTACGTCAAAAGGCTTTCCGTTAATGTAAAGAGTCCCCATTACCCCAACTCCTTTTTTTTGATAATCGCCTCTACCGTGCGGCACGGCCACGTAGTTTGGCACTCGTCGCACGTATGAGCAGCTTTACAAACTATATGCTCGTTCGGCTCGGGGTGTCTGCAATCTCCGTGATTTGTATGCATTTGCAATATCTCACGTAAAGCCCAGCCAAAATCGCCTAGAGCTATGTCGTGATAATCTAACTCTCGCAAGACATCATCTACAGTCATCGGTTCCATCGTGCCTCGCATTGGTCTTTTCGGTCTTTGCTTGGGCAGGTATAACCCGAATAGGGTCGGCCGGTCTTGCTGGAGATTCCCTCTTTGTAATGCATTTCGCCGTGCTTGCAGCTTGGCACCTCGACCACCTTAGCTCCCAGCTCTCGCGCTACGACGTCCAGCGCTTGCGCCATAGGGGCCGGCTCTGCCGGTGTGCTTGCCCATACGTCCGGCGCTGCTGCCGTGGATCGCTCGACCTTAGCCATTTCCTCGCGGCTTGCTCGCTTGCCGAGCTTGGCTTGGAAGCCAGCATTGGCTAAGGCTCTCCCAATGCAGCTGGTCTCGCAGTTTTCTAGTGCGCTGGTGGCATTAACCCCACGCTCAGTAATGACCTCGCTGGCGTAGCCCGTAGTAACAATCAAGCCTTCCTCGGTGTAAAGCGTGGCCTTCATTATGTAGGCGCTCCCGGTGTCTTTGACTATCTCGGTCTGTATAGAGCCGTTAGGGTGCTTCTCCCACCATTTCGCTATCCGGCTATCTACCGGCTCGTAATCCTCTAAATTAAACATCTAATCGCGCCTCCCAACGCTCACGGGCTGACTCGAGCTGATCCCTGAAAGACCAGTAACCCGACGGTAAATTAGTAACATTTTCTAGGCATACGGCGCAGAGGTAGCGACGAGCTACCCGGCCTTTGTACATCTTGTAGTCAACGCGGATAACCGCTGGCCGCACCTTGTCGGTGAAGCTGCCGTCTTTGCGCTTAAAATCGTGCTTGCAATAGTCGCAGTAGATATTGCGGTCTTTGTTCTCGGTAATCACTTGCTGGTTTTCCTTACCGTGGGGTGAGCGCTGCGGCCTTTACGGTAGCCGACCTTCTTACCCTCTTTGTAGCCCCAGCTCCACGCGAGCAACATCCCTAACGCCGTGGTAATAATGCAGATAGCCGTTAGCCATATTTCGTAAGCCATAATTCCTCCTAGTCAGGTTGCCCCGGCCGAAAGGTACCGGGGCTCGACCAGTATGAGGCTAAACGCCGACATAGGGCAACTATCGACACGCCGCTATTTCTTGAGAATCTCCAAAACGGTTTCTAGTTTGGCCTCAATACGGCTGACGCGATCGCTCAGGCTGGTGCCTGAATTGGGCTTGAGCTCGTTGAGGTAATGCTTCACTAACCATTGGATAGCCATTACAAAAGCACCGGCTATCGAAACAATGGAAACTATAAGCCCTGCCCAATCCGCGTAGCTCATTAACGCCCCAACGGATCCTTAGGGTTGAGGTAGCGATAGACGGTAGGCAATATGGCAGCTAATCCGGCGTTGAGAATTATTTTCCAATCGGTAATACCGCCCATATAGCAAGCTAGGCAAGCTGCGGCAAAGCCACGGAACCAGCTACCCGCTAGTTGTAATGCGACCTTCTTAGTGTGTCTTTTCACCTTTATAGCCTTTCCACTCGGTTAGTCCAAGTTCTGCAATCTTGGCCTTTACCCCTAGTGGTGAAAGGTTTATCTCAAAGTGCATTTCGTCCGCTCGGTTTTTGTAATCGCCACCCCAGCGTAGGCCGTACTTAGCGGCGAGCGCTCGAATCTTAGCTTCTTGCTCTTTGGTAAAAGTCCCTCTGCGTCCGAGCGGATGTTTCAGACTGTTCAGATCCACCGCAGTTCCCGACGCGTGGTTACTTAAATTGCCGGCGTCCTCCTGGCCTCTTATCGCTCGGTACGCGTATCCCCAGTCGTCGTAAACCTTGCCCTCAAGCTTTTCGACCTCCATATTAAACTCTGCGCAAAAGTTGATAAGCAGCGGCGCAACTTTCTTGGAGCAGCGAATTTTTATCTGAGTGCCGGGGACGACGTATGCCTCGACGCCTATCGTGCGCGGTTCGTCAGAGGCCGGCCAGCCATTTTGAGAGCTTGCCATTTATAGCGCCGCAATCTCGTCCTCGGTTAGTCCTAATTCGGCTAATTTAGCGAGAGCAGATTTTCTTTTAGCCAATTTTTCCTCGTACATTTTTAACTCTGCCGCTGCTTCAGCTTGAGCTTTTTCTATTTCTGCGATTTCCTCTTGAGAATAATCGCGGAAAGTTTCTTTACCTGTGGTCGCATCAAATATTTTTTCTTTATACATTATTGTGCCTCATATACATAGATTGTGCCAGTATCAAAATTGCCGGTGCTAGAGATAATGGAAACACTTGTTATAGCAGAAGTTCCCGCATAAATACCGCCGGTAACGAAAGATTGCTGAGTATTACTACCGTTAGGATTTCCGGAACCACTTACGAGATATGGTCGAGGCCCCGTTCCTTTTGCTCCGTACACTCTCACATAACCGCCAACGCTTGAGGTGGCGGTGGCAGACATTTTGCCCGCATAAAGACTTGCGTCGCCAGCTCCCGGTTGTGAATATCGACGTGTAATGACGTCGGTCGTATAAGAGGCGTCAGCCAATCCTTGATAACCCGCTTCACCGTAGTTTGCGTTTGCGTCTGAATTAAATCTAAATTGAATCAAAGACGACGCATTGGCACTACTAGCAAGGAATACAATCATAATATCGTCCCCAGTAATTCCAGAGACTGTAATCGTGGCAGCGCCACTTAAACTCGTGCCGCCAGCATTTACCGCGCTGTAAGTTTTTGCGGAAGCGGGAGCGGCCGCCCATTTTAAGCCCGTCGCTGCGGTGCTGTCCGCGACTAAAACTTGATTATTAGATCCAACGGCTAAACGAGCGTTCCCGGTATCCCAAGTAAAGAGATCGCCTTTAGTCGTTAGCGGTGAGGTAAATCCAGCGTCCGCAAAAAATACCGCGTTAGAAGCGCTAATAAAGTAAAGATAGCCGCCTTGATATTGTGAAAGTGTAAGAGAAGCGTTAGCCGATTTTTGTACGGTCGCGGTACCGGCAGTAATGACGCAGCTACCAGCTCCAATGTTCTGAATAAAAAGCGTGTCGCCGGCGGTAAATAATCCCGCGTTTACGGTAACGGTGGTAGATCCCGCCGCGTTCATTTCGATACGAGTACCAGCGTCGGCAGCCACCAAAACATAAGAAGCGGTCTTTTGGCTAACCGTCCAGTTATAATCGTTAGCCTGTAAATTGTTCATTTGGGTCGCGGTTAATACCGATCCCGTCGTAAACGTCTGTTTAGCCATTGGCGCACCTCACCTTAGTAGGATAATACATTTTGTCCTAAAACTCCGTATTCTGTGTTATTTAAGATAAACGAGTCGATAATCGGCTCTGCCGTGGTAAAGCGCGTAAACCACGTTTGATTGCCATAGTTGATTGAGTGGGTTACCCCGAATATCTGCAACGTCTTAATAATGCTGGAGGCGCCCGGCTGGGTCTGCGTTACCGTAATAGGGGCGAAATAGTCAAGGGTCAAAGCGGCGGTAACCCCGGCGGTATAGCTGGGCGTATTGAGGTTGAGGGTTATCGAGTCGCATCGGATTGTCGTATCTTTACGGCTGGCCACCATAGCCCGCGCCCAGTTATCGGCCTCCGTGCTCGTTTGCATAAGTAGGCCGCTAATGTCGTAGGAGTGCAGGAAATAGGTATCTATGGAGGTTTGGTCTTTGTAGGTCGCCGTAATAGCCCCAGCGGTAACGTTCGCTTGGTTAAAGATTTGAGAATCGTCGAGCCTAAAGTCGGCGTTGGAGTAGCGAATACCGGCGCCACTATCCACGAAAGCCGTAGGCGTACCGGCCACGCTGGTCGAGGTGAGGTTGCGATCCTGAAAGACTACGCGGCCTTGAGTGTCGATATAGAAAGCGCCAAACTCGGTAGAGGCGACGGTTTGCAAGGCTGCCGACCCGGTGCGAGAGGTTCCGGGGTCAGCTTGGCAGGTAGTCGCTCCCGTATCCACGTCCCTCATACCCGTAGGCCAGCCGAGGGTATCGAGAATACGTCCAAAACGTGTGCCTGTGGTCTCACCAGCGACCGCACCGGTTACGGTGGACACGGTAGCTAGGGTAAGTAGTTGCGTGGCGTCTAAAGCCGTCAGGGTGGTCGTAGAAACCTCTCCGACGTCTTGGCTTTGCCGGTAGTTATAGCTGATGATATAGCCGCTAAAGAGATAGCTGGTGAGGCTGGTTGCAGGATCCACCGCGCTAATCTGAATCTTGCGAAGCGGTAAGAGCTGGCCATAGTAGGGTGAGGCTGTGTTTTGGGGGTTCCAGTAACCCAGCTGATCCTGAAGGACGACCGTAGCGGTACCGGTTTGGAATTGCTCGGTGAGTAGGTTTCGACCTCGGACGGTATTAACGCTCTGTACCTGAGCCGACACGTCCACAATGAGAGCCGCAGCGTCCCCGAGAACGTCTTGGTCAAGTATGCCGGTGCCGAGAACCATAGTCTGACCGAAGCTAGCCCCGGAGCTAAAATTGACGACGACCTTAACGGTAGGTAGCGGCATTAGATAAATCCAGCCGGAGCGGTAATACCTCCAAAGCGTACGAACTTTGTAAGCTCGTTGCTAATGATATAGGTCAGCTTATTTTCGTCGGCTATGGTGCCAGCGTTTACGTTTACGGTGATATTGCCAGCGCCACCAGCGGCAGCGGCGACCGAAGCCATAGATCCGGTATTAAGGCCGGTGGAGGCGTTAGTGGTCGGAACGCTTGGAGCGGCGTTAGTCCCGCTTAAGCCAAATGCGGCCGGAGCCGTTACCTCGGTACCGTTGATAATTGCGGTAGTAAATACTTTGAGCGGATTGCTAGCAAGCCACTCCTGCAACGCTTGATACTCGGATTTTCTCTTAGCTATGGCTTGCGTGTTGGCTTCCTCGGCGGCTTTAATGCCGGCCAATTCCTCAGCGGCGTTTTTCTTTACGGCGGTATTGAGATCGGCTAGAGCCTTAGCGTCGTCGGCGGTGGTTTCGGTCTTGAGAGCTTTCATAGCTAAGAGGCGAGCCCTATCCTCGTCGCTGAGTTTGGCTTTTAGCGCAGCCTCGATAGCTATGTTTTCTTGGTCAAACTTGGCTGCTAATTTCTTGCTGGTAGCGAGCGCACGTTGAGCGGCTAGCTCGGCTTTTTTGGCCGCCGCAGCTTTTTTGTTGAGATCTACCGCGACTTTACCGGCGGCGATTGCCTTGCGTTGCTCACCTAATGCGCTGGGCTTTGGCGTGGTTCCGGCGTTGCTTAGGGCGTTTTGTTGAGCGCCAATATCGGCCAATATGCCAAAGAAAGGTTGGTTAGGGTTAATGCCAAAAAAGGTAGAGTCTTTCGCTTTAGGTAATAAACCGTTTTCCAATGCAACATTACCCAAAGCTTTCACCTTGTCGATAAGAAAGGTAAAGCCGGTAATAGCGTTAGCCGTCTTTGTTCCCAACCTATCCATATCGTCGGCGACTCCGGCGACGCCTTGATCTCCCGCTAAATCCTGAATCGCGTTAATCAGCGATACGCCGATTTTTTCTTTCGCCTCGTCAGCGGCAACGCCTAATATCGCTAGCTGGCCGCCAAAGGTTTTAGCGGCTTCCGTGGCTTGGCCTTGATAGGTATCAGCGAGCTTGGCGGTTATCTGCTCAAAGGTGGCGACCTTGAGCTCTGCTTTAGTGAGGTTCAGACCCAAACGGCCTAACGCCGTGTTATTGCCTAAATAGGCACGGCCGAGCGCCTTGACGACCGTCTCTAGGCTATTGGTACTACCGGCCGATATGTCGAGAGCAAGCTTTAGTAGGTCTTGAGATTTTGCGACGTCGTTGGTGGTGGTAATAAGTCGCTGGAGTGCTGGGCGTAGTTGATCCTCAGAGACTCCGGTAGCGAATTGCAGCTTATTGACGTATTCGGCGACTCCTACGGCGGCGTAGCTCTTACCTAAGTTTTTTAGCGTAAGGCTAAGGCTTTTGGCTTGCTTTTCCTCGGCAATAGCCGCGCTAACCGATTGTTTAGCCAATAGACTAATACTTGCGGTAATACCGGCGACCGATAACTTCGAGGCCAAACCAAACTTTTTAATACTCTTACCGAGTAGGTTCAGATCCTTTGAGGCTTGCTTGGTGCCTTTGTTGGAATAGGTGAGGACTACGGGTACTTTTATAACCATTACGCCGCGAGCCTCCTATTCGTGTATGCCTCGTAACGTTTGACGATAGCTTCCATTTTAGCTACTACCGTCGCTCGGTTTTCGTTTACGGCTTTCCAGACTATGCGGCCTTGCTTGCCTATGACTACTATGCCCGAATCGTTCTCAATTTGGCGTATAAAGCCGCGACCATTGACGCCTTTACCTTCACTTTTACGCCCAGCGGTTTCGTAGATAGCTCCGGCAGGGTTAGCGTTGATAAGCAGATAAGTCCGGGAGGTCGTATAACTATTTGGGTGGCGAACGGTTCCTATTTTGGATCGTATGCCGGTTTTGACCTTACGCGGGTCAAACAGTAAACGAGTTCCCCACTCGGCGCCGTACTTGCTCGGCTCAGCCCAGCCGCTCATAGGCGAAGCACTTGGCGCGAGACTCCTGGCCTCATAGACCAGCTCTTTCATTACCCCGTATAGCTCTTTATTCAGCGCCTTTAGGGTTTCCTTGTCGAATTGCTTGAGGTAGTTAATTGTCTCGTCAAGGCCTTCGACGCGAGCGGCTACGGTTGCCATTTTTTACCGCCTCCGCTCTGTCGTTTAATACTCTGATGATTGCCGCCAGCATTTCGGGAGTCGCCTCCGCTAACGCCTGTGGTGCTATTCCTGTCTCGACCGCTATCGCCGCTATCTGATAAGTGAGCGTCCTAGAATCGCTCACCCACCTAAAGGGTCGCTCTCGGCCACCTCCACGCTTTTAAGAGTCTTGAGAAACTCGTCCCCAAACGGTGCCACGGTCTGCCCGGATCTGCGTATCGCTTCCCAGCAGAGGTAGTACACGTCGGTTTGTTTCTCGTCCTCTCTAAACGCTTTGTTAATGCCTTTCTTGGCGTAAGCCTCGAAAGCTACCTCGATAGCCGGGGTAATCTCGTAATGCTCGACGACCCCGGTATCGCGTGTAATTATTAACTTTGCCATTTTCTAGCCCTCTTTCTAGTCCGTTATGACGTAGCGATAGTTACGTCGGTCGTGCAATCGAAAGTAAAGTCCAACGTCGCAACGTCGCCTTGAGCGCCGTTTACCGGCGTGTAGCCATTAACGAAGCAAGACCCGGAATACTTTGGATTAGTGCTGGAAGCTGTGCCTCCGTCGGGAGCAATCTCAAACGCGGCAGCGGTTCCCTTGAGGGAATCGAGTACGGCGCGAGTAGATCCTGCGGCGATTGCGTCCTGCTTGATATAAAGCGTCCCGCTGATTTGATGAGCTGCTAGACCTTTGAGGTACTTCCGCGAAGCGTCGCCGGAAGCGGTAACGTCTAATTGCTCGTAGTTGATATTTAAGCTAATGGATTGTACGACGCTGCTTAGATCATACGTCCCTAGCTTAAAGTAGCTGTTCTGTGCAAAATAAATACCGGTAGCCACTTTTTACTCCTTCTCTTTCTTTGGGGTTGGGGCAGCCGAGGACACTTCCTCGAGTATGCCGGTTTTAACTAGGTGCGGGACGTCCCACCCCTCTAGCTGGCTATCGGTTATGGTTCCACCCTGACCGACGCCAGCAAGCTCGTTGTCGCTGATTACTTTGTAGGTTGCCATTTATTCTCCTTACGACCAGCTCGAGATAATCTCGATAGGTAGTTCGATTTGTAAGAGGTTGCCCGCCGGAGTCTCGATAATTCCCGGAGCGCTAAAGTTGCCGACGTGGATAGTTTTCGTCGAGGCGTTAAGTTTGGTCATCAGTTCGACCATAAAAGTTTCGATTGAGTTGAGGTTGCCTTGATTGTCGAGCAGCGGGACGAGCAATAGCAGCTTAAAACGAGCGGTCGGCTGGATAACTACCTTTTGATTGCTATTGACGTAGACGTAAGGCTCGTCGGGCATAATCACCACGGAATTAGCTATTGGCGCTTGTGGCGGGTAGGCGAATACCGACCATACGCTCGCATTGGCTAAATCGCTAGCTAGGCTAGATCGCAGCGTCGTAATAGGTGCGTCGGGCATATCAACCAGCCATACCGGAAGGGGCAAGATACGGAGCCAATATGCCGCGCACTTTGGCAAGTAGCGTATTGCCAAGCTGGAAAGGTGAAGCGACGAAGCCGTCTACCGTAGCGACGGAGTTACCCGGGGCTTGTCGCGCTTGCCAAAGGGTAACGGCTACGGTAGCGGCGGCCTCTCGTACGGCTGGAGTAGTGGCGTAATCCGTACCGTGATATTCGCCCTGTATCTTGCCGTATGGCCTAACGAGATGATAATCCTCGACGGCGTGGGTGATTGCGTAAGAAAGCGTATAAGGCGTAACGGCCGTAATCGTTTTGTTGCCGTTGTAATGAGCGTCGCAGCCAGTAACGGTAATGGTCTGTCCGACGTTAAAGCCGTGAGGTATCGGTGTCGTCAAAGTAGCGACGTTAGTAGCCCGGGCTTGTTGAGCAGATACCGGCACATTGTTAAACCATAAGAAAGATTTTAAGTAGTCCTCGGTCGCTTGGCAGACTTCCTCTACCGTAGCATCAGAGTAAAGGGTGCCTATCCCCAGCAGAGTCCGTAATTCCGCTTTGGTGATATACGTAGCTGCCATTAGGCACCCCTTACATTACTTAGGCCTAACCCCGCTAGGACTAGGTAGCGGGGCTAGGGGCTTGGTTGGTTAGTCCGATTAGGTGAGGTTAAAGCGACGTAGGCCGCCAGAGACAAGTGTCTTTGTGGCAAGGTAGCCGTAGATCATTGTCTCGATTTCACCGGAGGTAACGACATTGGTCGAGAGTCGGAGTACCGGGCTCTCGTAGATTGCAATAGCGCTAGGTACGCAAATAAAGGCCGACTCGTCAATAGTGGTAGATACCATATTTGGATCTACATATAGGTCGAGGCCGAGCACGTTACCGCGAAGGCTCTGAGGGTTAGCGTTACCGCCGCTGTTATATGGAGAACCAGCGTTATAGATTGGGCGACCGGTGGTATCGGTTGCACCCATTAGGAGCGACCATTGAGAGGTACCAGCGATATAAACCGTTGGTAGTTCACCGGTGGCGAGATAAGCAGCTGGAGTCTCGGTGGAGACGTAGCTGATGATTCCGGCGCTGGTTGCAGCGACGGCAGTACCTTGAGTACCACCGGAAGTAATCTCAGCGATTACGGCTGCGTCTGTTGCCTTATTGTAAGCGCGGGTCATATTCTCCAACATAGCTTGGAAAAATGATGGATCCGAGCGCTCGATAAGTTCGACCGAGTAACGCTGCATACCTGCGTACTTCTTGACGGTTGCCTCAACGTATGAGCTAACGATTCCGGTCTCGGAAGGTGCTCCACCCTCAGCGGTTTCGGCTACGGTGCCATTGGTCGTAATCTTTGGGATTGCGATAGTCATACCAGCCGCAGCTAGTGGACGTGAGCCACCGAGTGCGTCGATTGCCGGACGTGAACCGATTGAGGTGTCGACGACCGTCGAGACGTACTGGACGGGCTTAAAAGCTGGGTTAGTAGTAAAGCTATCGTCTGCCGCAGTAAGAGCGCGAGCCGCTTGAGCGTCTGCTGCCTTTACATAATCGCGGGACTCGTCATTACCCATAGCTGCCTTAATGGTGTGCTCTAGGTACTGTGCTTTTGTGCGGATTGGGTGGCGTACTTCCATAGCTGTTACGGAGACGCGGGGACGCGAGGCTTCGACCTTTTCGGCTTCTACCTCGACGGCTGGAGTGTCGGGGTTTTCCACGACGGCCTCGCTTTCGGTTGGTTGGGTTGGGTTGTCTTGAGTTTCCGGTTCGCTTTCGCTAGCGGCAACGGTAGTTACTTCGGCGCTCTTAAAGGCCGGAGTATGGACGAGGCTGACCTCCTGGAGCTCAGCGCTCTGGACGAATAAAGTATCTCCGCGATCTACGGATTTATGGACGAGTACGCCCACGCTCAAACCGTCGCGCAAATCTGACGCTTCGATAAGTGCGTCATTTCCGCGAGTAGTCTCGGCTACCTTAAATTGCGCGTAAATCCCGTCGGCGGTTTCCTGTACGTTAATAGCGCGGCCGACCGGTTGTTTAGGATCGTGCTCCAGGAGCAGCTTAAAGCGCTCGTTAGGGATAGCAATAGATCCACGCTCAAAGACGACTTTACCGACGGAGGTATAGCCCGGCTCGCCAAATGGCACAATCTTTCCGGCAATTACTCGACGTGTGGTATCTGAAGCCTCGATAGTTCCGCTAAACGTCAATACTGTCTGATCCATTAGGGCTCAAATCCTCCATTTCTCTTGCTTGCTCGATAGTGATAAGTCCTAAGCTCAGGAGCTTCTCGGTTACTTGTAGGCGTGTTAGAGCGTCTGAGCGTAGGAACCCGTCATCTAATCCAGCGCGTACATAATTTTGGTTACTTGTTATATCGTTCATTGAGAGACGACCCTCAATAGCTTCGATATATGGGCGCAAGGACATATCGACAAATTGTCGGCGCTCGTCAATAACATTGGCATAAGTAAGCGAGTTATTCATATCAGCGCTCAACATATACGCCGGGATATTGCACATACGCGCAATCTCTGTTGCTAAAAATTGTAAAAACTCGTTGTAACCCATTTCTTTCGGGCTAAAGCTTGTCGTCTTAAAATCTAGCGCTGCGTTTAAATAACCGACGTTATTTTGCAAACGCGATTGTTTCCACTTTGCCAAGAGACCCACTATTTGATCCTCGGGCAAATCCGCGCCGGTATTTTTGATATAACCGCTTTGGATAGGTGTACGGGCATTTACACTCGCTGCGTATTGTGCGTCAAGTGCTGCGCGGATAGTTTGACCGCCGACCGATAAAATACCGTCGTTTAACGATTGGAAAGTAATAAGGCTACCCAGCCCGTCCATTGGACGCACTCGACCGTCCACGGCGTAGCCGATAACCAAAGTAGAGTTTTCGTTATAGCGCGGTGTAACACGCTCATTAGCGACCCACGCAAAACGTGAAGGACGACCGGTACCGTCTGCATATTGCTCGACTACTTCCCAATAGGCGACGCCGTAAAAAAATAAACTGTCGGCGGTGTACGCCATAGTTACTTGACGTGGCTGGTTACGATCGGGTTGCTCTAACCAAACCGGAGAACCTAATTCTTGTCCGGTACTTTTGCGGTAAAGATGAAACTCGGTAGTGCCAATAATTCCGCAGATAAGATCGCGCGCTTTCTTAACGCTTGGAACGCTGAGCGCTTCTTGACGTGTAACGAATCGTCCAGCGTTGCCGTAATAGTTAAAGCTCGTGTATTCCGGTAACGTCATCACCGGCGGCGCGTATTGCGCTTCTATTTTGGGGTTGGGAAATAAAGCCTCGGCGACGGTGTTGAGTATTCCCACGGGGCGTAGTTTATGATATTACGCGGACATTTGTCCGATTTGCCCCAGCGTGTCTAGGCGACGTAGATGACCGGTTTATTTTGCGGTGCGGAGGCTTGCCAGCTCACCATAGCCGCACATATCGCCGCGCAGATTTCGCCAGCGGATCTACGACGTACCAAGCGCCAGCCGTTCTCCGATATTTTGCTCGAGCAGCTATTAACCGCGTCCACGAGCGTCGCCTCTTTCTTATGGCGTAAGACCCGGGCGCTCATCATCTGAGCGAATCGGTGAGCAGCTTCGACTTGGCTCTTACCGGAGCAATCGGCCATATTCACCCCGGAAGCGGCTAAATAGGTGGCGGTATTTTGGCTCATATAGCGATCGTAGAGGACTACCCTCGGCCGCCACTTCTGCACGTGCGCGTTAATATCGCTGGCCAGCTTGACCTCATCAAGCGGGTTATTCGAGTTCCACTCCTGGAGTACATAAAGGTTAGTAAAGTCGCCCATTTTCTGACCGGCCACGAGTACCGCGTGGCGCTGGGTATGCGACTTGTCGAAAGCAAAATAGAGATCTCCACCCTCGACCAGCGCGATAGATTCGTCGGCGCAATCGTCAAAGGCGCCAGCCTCAAACGGGCTCGCTGAATTGTCGAGCCATTGGCAGAGTACCTCGCAGCGGAAGGCCATAGGATCATTAGTGGCCGCTAGGTGCTTGAGGGTCTCTATCTCTAGGTAATGACCCAGCGCCGGGCAGCTCTCCACCCAGCCCTCGACATCCATAATGTCGCGGCTAGGGTGAGCGCTCCACTCCAGCCAGCCGAGGGTAGGCGTCGCGCCAGCGAGCGCTCGCTCCCGCAGCGAATTGAGTACCCGGCTATTCTTATCGCCGGCATTACTTACGGTAAGTACCTGCGCCTTGCGAGCATTGGTCGTATAGATTGCCGCGTCGTAGGTATCTTGGTCGATAGCCCGGAGCTCGTCGATAAAGAGAAAGTCGGCGCTCATACCACGGGCGCCGTTAGGCGTGGCAGCGACTACCGAGATCTGCGCCCCGTTGCGGAACATAATCCGCTCAGCTCCGTTGGTCGTATAGGTCGCTAAGTGCTCGGTTTTCAGCCGCGGCGTATTGCGGACAAGCCAATCTATCTGCCGCCACGTAATGAGCGAGAGTTTCCGGTTTACGGCCATTAGGATTATGTCCTTCTCGCCGAAAAGGTAAATACCGGACAATATACGCAAAGCGGCTAAAAAGGTCTTTCCCTGCTGCCGTCCGCAGATAATCCCCAGCTGCCGGTATTGCCAGCGCTCGCCGTCCATTTTAAGCAGCTCACCTAATGCGTTTTTTTGCCACGGCATTAGGTTGATCCCAATATCCTCGGCAAACTGTAACGCCTCAGCTACGCGGCTTTGGTCGCCTTCTCTAATGAGGCTATGGATCCGTGGAACCGCGCTACCAACTACCGCCCCCACGTGTCCGTTTTGTGATTGGCTCGAATCGGCTGGCACTTCCGTATTGTCCGGTTTGTTATCGTTTGGAATCGGTACAAAATCGGACATATCGGATAAATCACGGAGAACAAAAG